GAGTCCTGGGAAGACTGGGGCCACAAGAAGACCGCCGACGTGGCGGGCCGCCTGTCCTGGCGCGCAATTCAGGGCGCCTGCGCGGTTAGCGCCGCCCAGGACGGGGAATTCTTCGTTCGCATCGTGACGGGCAAAGATGCAGGCCCGTGGGGTTTCGCGCTGCAAGTCATCGACCCGCTGCGGGTTCCGATTGACTACAACGTGGACACCTACAACCAGAAGAATTTCATTCGTCACGGCATCGAATTCAACAAATACGGGCGGGCCATCGCGTACCACCTGACGACCGTGGACGAAGGAGAGGCCGAGTATCAGTACGCGGGCGTGGGATATATCACGGTTCCGGCTTCCGAAATGATCCACGGATTTCGCGCGGACCTGGTGGGACAGAAGCGCGGCCTTCCGTGGATGGCCACGGCGCTGTTCCGCATGCGCCACATGGCTGGCTTCGAAGACGCAGCGATTATCAACGCGCGCCTGGGCGCTTCGAAAATGGGTTTCCTTCAATGGAAGGAAGGCCAGGCGCCCGAGTGGGAAGACGGCGACGAACCGAACATGGAATTCAGCGCGGAACCGGGCGAATTCCCGATTCTGCCGGACGGCGCCGAGCTTAAGGAATGGCTGCCGCAGTATCCCAGCGGCGAATTCCTGCCCGTCTATAAAACGCTGCTGCGCGGCGCCACCGCAGGCATGGGCGTGGCCTATAACAACCTGGCCAACGACCTGGAAGGCGTGAATTTCAGTTCGATTCGCCAGGGCACGCTGGACGAACGCGAGCACTGGAAAGAGCTTCAGGAATGGTTGATTGAAGACCTGGTGCAGCCCGTCCAGGAAGCCTGGCTGAAATATAGCCTGCTGAAAAGCCGCATCCAGGTGAAAACCAAACCGCTTTCCGCTGCCCTTCTGGTCCCGCTGCAAAAGTCCATCGGCTGGCAGCCGCGCCGCTGGCAGTGGATCGACCCCACGGCAGACGTGAACGCCGCCGTGAATTCGAAAAACAACCTGCTGACCAGCCCAGGCCGAATTATTCGCGAGTGGGGCGGCGACCCGGCAGAAGTGTGGGCGGAATACGCGGCGGATATTAAGGCGATGGAAGCCGCAGGCATCGATGAAAAATACATCCTGGCCGCAATGAACGAAAAACTTGTGCAACCCGTGGCCGCCGAAGGCGCGCATCCGAACAGCTAGGAAACGAGCATGCCGACAACCGTAAAAGAACCCGTTTCGCTGCGGGACATTCAAGCAAAAGGCCAGGGCATCACCTGGCGTTCCGCCGAAGTGGGCGCCATCGACGCAGAAGCGCGAACCGTAGAACTGGCGTTCAGTTCGGAAGTGGAAGTGGAACGCTGGTGGGGCGTCGAAGTGCTGTCGCACGAACCGGGCGCGGCGGACCTGTCGCGCCTGAACGACGGCGGCGCCCTGCTGATGGACCACGACCGCACGGACCAGGTGGGCGTCATCGAGTCGGCGCGCATCGATGCCGACAAGCGCGGGCGCGCGGTGGTGCGCTTCGGGCGCAGCGAGCGCGCCACGGAAGTGTTCAACGACGTGGTGGACCAAATCCGCCGCCACGTATCGGTGGGCTACGCGATCAACGCCGTGATTCTGACGGAAGAACGCGAAAGCGGCGAACCGGTGTACACGGTTACGTCCTGGATGCCCGTAGAAATCTCGTTCGTGAGCGTGCCAGCGGACGCCACGGTGGGCGTGGGCCGCGCGCTTGGAAACCCCCCCGTGGAAACACCGCCGACGCAACCGGAAAATCAGGCTGCAATCCAAATTAATTCCACTCAGGGAAATCGAAGCATGCCGGATACCACGCAGGAAGCGCCGCAAATCGACGCCGCCGCAGTGCGCCGCGAAGGTGGCGAAGCCGAGCGCAACCGCGTTCGGGACATTCTGGAAATGGGCGAACAGTACGGCGCAGCCGACCTGGCCCGCGACCACGTGAAGGACGGCAAGACCGCCGCTGAATTCCAGCGCGCATTGCTCCAACACATGGAAGCGCGCCAATCGCGCCCGCTGTCGGAACAGACCCGCGACGCAGCGGTGGGCCTGACGGACAAGGAAGTGGGCCAGTATCGGTTCATGAACGTGGTCCGCGCACTGGCGAATCCGACCGACAAGAAGGCGCAGAAAGAAGCCGCTTTCGAAATCGAAGCGGGCCGCGCAGCAGCCGACAAGGCGGGCAAGGAAGCGCAGGGCATCATGGTCCCGGCTGAAGTCCTGTCGCGTTCGCTGAACGCTGGCACGAACGGCCAAACCGGCGCAGGTTCGACGGGCGGCAACGCAATCGCCACGGAACTGATGAGCACGGCATTTATCGACATGCTGCGCAACGCAACGACCATCATGCAGCTTGGTCGCACCATCGGCGGCCTGGTCGGAAACGTGGACATTCCGAAGAAAACGGCACGTTCGCAGGGCTACTGGCTTGGCGAAGGTGACGACGCGACCGAAGGCGAACTGGACCTTGGCCAGATCGCGCTGAATCCGAAGACCGTCGCGGCCTATTCGGACATTACGCGCCGTCTGATGCAGCAGTCGAGCCTGGACGTGGAAGCGCTGGTGCGTGCTGACCTGGCCGAAGCGCTTGGCCTGGCCATCGACTTGGCGGGTTACTACGGCAGCGGTTCGAGCCACCAGCCGAAGGGCATTTCGAATTACACGGGCATCAACGCCGTGGCGTTCGCTGCCGCAAACCCGAGCTATGCGGAAATCGTCGCAATGGAAACGGCCATTGCAGCGAAGAACGCGGCGGTTTCGAACATGGCTTACGTCGTGAACGCGACCACGAAGGGCGCTGCGAAGACCACGCAGAAATTCCCTGGCACGCCGACCGGCGCCACCCTGTGGGAACAGGGCGACACCATGAACGGCTACGCCACGCGCGTGACGAACCAGCTTTCCGGCGACGACGTGTTTTTCGGCAATTTCGCCGATTTGATTATCGCGCTGTGGGGCGGCCTGGACCTGACGGTGGACACGATGTCCCTGTCGAAGTCTGGTGGAACCCGCATCGTGGTTTTCCAAGACGTCGATTTCGCGCTGCGCCGCGTCGAGTCGTTCGCAGTCGGACGCCACACGGGCGCCTAAGCGAGCACGCAACACAGTGAAGTAAGAAACGGGCCGCAATCGCGGCCTGTTTCACACATGGAGATTGAAAGTGGCTTTCGAACGTGGGGAAGTGCTGGAAGTTATCAGCCCGTTTATGGTGGACGGTGAAATGGTGGTGGCGGGCGACCTGATCGAAGTCCCGGCGCGCGACGCGCGCGAACTGAAGGCGCGAAAGAAGGCCCGCGAGCCGCAGGAGAAGGCCGCCAAGCGCACGGCAGAACGGAAGGCCGCCTGATGCCAGCGAAGCCCGCCTGGGACGACCTGGACACGTTCCTGGACCCGCAGGACTTCGCGAGCCTGGCCACCATCACGCTGAAGGATGGCACGGTGCTGGCGAATGTCGCGGGCCTGCTAGACGAACCTGGCCTGGCTGCCGCCCTTGGCACGTTCGAACAGGACACCACGCGCGCGACGTTCACCGCGAAGGCCGCCGACGTGGCCCGCGTGCGCCGTGGCGACGTGCTGCTGATCGAAGGCAAGACATACGACGCGCACAAGGCGCCGCGCCAGGACGGCCACGGGCTGGCCACCATCGACCTGGAACCGTCCTTTGCAGCTTGATATAAACGAGCAGGGCCTAGAGCAGATCGCGCGCGACCTAGCCGCGACGCAAAAGGAAATCGACAAGGCCCTGGCGTCCACGCTGTCGAAAATGGCCGTGTGGCTTCGCGCGAAGTCCATTCGCGAACTGGCTAAACGCCTGATGCTGCCGCAGAAGGAAGTCCGCCGCCGCCTGAAGACGTTCCGCCTTCGCCGTTCGGCGCAGGGTAAAGCCGTGACCGTCTGGTATGGCCTGGACCCTATGGGGATGATTCACCTTCAGGCGAAGCGAACGCCTGCTGGCGTGACGGCATACGGCGGGCGGTTCGTGAAGTCCGCATTTATCGCCAATGGCCGCGCTGGTTCGGGCGGGCCTGCCGCATCCAACAAGCAGGTTTTCGTGCGCAAAGGCGCATCGCGCCTGCCGCTGAAAAAAGTAACGGTGGAGTTAGGCGACCCGGCGCAAACCTACATCGAAGACCACCTGCTGGGAAGCCATGACTTCCTAGACCGTTTTTTCACAGTCTTTGAACGCGAACTGAAATGGCGCCAATCGAAGTAACCATAGCGGGATTCCAGGACGCCGTTTGCGCCGAGCTTCAGGCCGCATTCCCCGACTTCAAACTGGTGGAGTTCGACCGCGAGGAAGACGACCGCGACGAACTGGAACCGGAAGACCTGCCCGCCCTGCTGCTGGACCTAACCGAATTCGAGCACGCCGAAGACGACGACAGGGGCACGGGCCAGCAGCCCATGCGCTGCCGCCTGGAAGCGCGCCTGATCCTGCCATACCGCACCGCGCGAGCCAAGACGGCCGCCCGCACGATGGCCGCCGCCATTGCTTCCTGGCTGCGCCTTAAACGGTTCACCGCCGAAGGCGTCCGAACGGAACAGGCGCAAGTAATCGGCGCCTACCGCGACGAATTCGCGGGCCAGGATCGCTATGTGGTTTGGCGCGTCGAGTGGACGCAGATTTTGCAGCTTGGCACGAACATTTACGCCGAAGATTTCCAGCAGCCGCCCGCCGTGCGCTTCAGTTTCGCGCCCGAAATTGGCAACGGCCACGAACCCGACTATCAGCCCGTTTAAACGCAATGAGTGCACAAGACATAGGCGAACTGCAACGCCAGATTTCGCAGCTAATCCGCATCGGCACGGTGGTGGAGGTGGTGGCGGGAACCGATACGGCCACGGTGGAAATTGGCGGGGTGGTTTCCCCGCCGCTTCAGTGGGGCGTCCTGCGCGCCGGTCCTGACGCGGATTGGTGGGCGCCGGAACCCGGCGAACAGGTGTTGATTTTCGCGCCCTATGGCGACGTGGCCCAGGCCATCATTCTGTTCTCGCTGTATCAAGACCTGTACGCGGCGCCGTCGACAAACACGAACGTTCGGCGCCGCACGTATAAGGACGGCGCGGTGGAACAATACGACCGAAGCGCGCATGCGTACCTGCTGCAAATCCCGAGTGGCGGCAGCTTCACGGTGCAGGTGGGCGGTTCATCAATGGTTCTTACGGACGGGAAGCTAACGCTTAACGTTTCGCAGCTTGAGCACGTAGGCGACGCGGCCACATTCGACGGAACGGCCACCATCAAAAAGCTGCTTTCGTGGCTGTCTGGCGTTTCGGGTAACGCGGGCGGCGGCGGCGGAAATAACGCCATCGTGGGCGGGGTGAATGTGACGGGTGGTGACGTGGTGGTGGACGGCATCGGCACGAAGGCGCACCACCATATCGAGCACGACGGGCCATCGACCGGCAGCGCCCAGGCATAAACCCCCCCGTGGAACCAGGGACTGGCAAACGCCAGAATCCCTGGCATGAATGGGACAAATGCGACAACTGGAAAGCCGCTTTCAGGTGTAGACCATCTGCGGCAGTCCATCACCGATATTCTCACGACGCCAATCGGTAGCCGTGTGATTCGGCGCGACTACGGCAGCGACTTGCCGACGCTGATTGACGCGCCCATGAATCTGTCCACGCTGTCGAAAATCTACGCGGCCACAGCTAAGGCAATCGCCAAGTGGGAGCCGCGATTCAAGACCACGAAAATTTCCGTTTCGAGCGCTGCGCCTGGCCAGATCATTTTCGACCTGACGGGCAATTACTTGCCTGACGGCCAGCAAATCACCATCGACGGAATAAAGGTTTCGTAATGTCCAATGCATTCACCGCAGTGGACCTTTCCACGCTGGCCGCGCCCGAAATCATCGAAGCCCTGGATTACGACACGATCCTGGCTGATATGGTGGCCGACCTGATCGCGCGCGATTCGACATTCACCGCGCTGGTGGAGTCGGACCCGGCATACAAAATTCTGGAAG